TTCGGCTACTCTCGAGTCCGGCACAGGATTACGGTACACAACTGCATGCATTGTTAGCATGTGCGGGGTATACTCACTTTATCGTGCCTTTCGCTATTTCTTTGGGAGTCTTTATCTCAATGAATTGGAGAAACAAGCGTCCAAGTTGATCGACCGTTATGACGACTGCGACTTGGATGTTGATGAGGTTGTTCTTCCAACTAGTGATGACAGTGTCAGCAGCACTGTTACTTCCAAACCTTGCCTGACGAGGCGTAAGAGGTTTGGTAGAAAAGATGCTCTTGCTTTTGCCCTTGCCAATGAGGCTTACTTCTTCTTTGGCACTCGTGTTAAGTCTGAAGCTAATTTGCTTATTACTCGCAAATGGCTTAGAGACAGGGTTGAAGGAATGCGCGATTTGCGCCATAGGGATCGGGCCAATGCCATTGACGTGGCCCTCCCGCTGTCCTTCCTTCCTTCCCATGACAGCCGTCGTCTTGCTGTCTTGTCTCTTACAGATGTTTATTCCGAGAGAGCTCAAGCAATGCCCAGCCCCCCTGGATGGTGGTCGCTATTTTGGCGTCCACTGTCTAGTAGTGGCTAGGGGTGCCCGGTTTCCGTGCAGGGGGTGAGTAGCGCTATCAGCGTTGCCCCAGCTCACCCCAGTTTGACTGCTATACGGAAATCTGGGTGCATAAAAACACGTACAACTTGGCGTGTGTCTGGCGTTTCTCCGCCAGTTGAGTTGTACGGGTTTAATAACGATCTTAACACGTTGGAGCGGGCGGTTAAAGAGAGGGTCTTTTATGTGAAGAAAGATGGCCTTTTTGTTGAGCCCCCGCGACCTGAACCCTATCATTTTGAACGTTCTCTTCGTGACGTTCATGCACGTTTGGTTGCATTGTTGCCTTGCACCGCCCCGTTGAGTGGTCAACAGTTTGTTGACACATTCCGTGGCCGGAGGCGCATTGTTTATCAGCGTGCTTATGAGAGCCTCTTAGAAAGGGGGGTTTCTTTTAAGGATGCTAGGGTTAAGGTGTTCGTTAAGTATGAGAAGACCAATTATACTCAGAAAGCGGATCCAGTACCTAGGGTTATTTCCCCTCGTGATCCTAGGTACAATGTAGAGTTGGGCAGCTTTCTGCGCCCACTCGAAGAGAAGATCTTCAAAAGGTTGGCCGTCCTTTACGGTCACACAACTGTTATGAAGGGTATGAATGCCTCAGTGAGCGGCCATGTTATGTTCCAGAAATGGAATATGTTTAATAAGCCGGTTGCTGTTGGCCTTGATGCCTCTCGTTTCGATCAGCATGTTTCTCGCGATGCTTTGGAATGGGAACACTCTATTTATTTGGCGTGTTGTCGTACCAAGAAACAACGCAAGAAGCTTGCTTCTCTTTTGCGTTGGCAATTAAGTAATGATTGTACCGGTTATGTCCCCGATGGTAAGGTTAAATACCATACTGTAGGTGGTCGTATGAGTGGTGACATGAATACTTCTCTTGGCAACTGCATCTTGATGTGCTGCATGATTATGGCTTATTCCGAATCTTGTGGTGTAAAATTGCAGCTTGCCAATAATGGCGATGATTGTGTTGTTTTTATGGAACAGTGCGACTTAGCCAGATTTTCTTCAGGGTTAGACTCTTGGTTTTTGGCCATGGGTTTCAACATGGTTGTTGAGCAACCGTGCTATACCTTTGAAGAGATTGAGTTTTGCCAAACCCATCCCGTTTATGTTGGGCCCAATTGGGACGACTATATTATGGTACGTCATCCTAAATGGGGTATTGCAAAAGATACTTGCTGCATCCATAATTTCGACACTGAGAAGATGTTTCGTGGTTGGATGTCAGCAGTCGGAGTGGGGGGTATGGCCATGACTGGTGGCGTTCCTATTTTCCAAGATTTTTATCATTATATGATATCTAATGGGAAGTACTGGGACAAAGCCGGTGATGGACAGAGTTGGGGTGTTCGCAAATTGGGTGAGGGTCTCACTCGTTCTTATGGCGAAATTTCACCTGCCACACGTGCCAG